ATATTAATGGACTTACATTAGTTGAAAGTTGGATAGTAGAAGATGAGGTACACGACAAATCAAGAAAGTACGGAATGAATTTACCAATAGGTACTTGGATGGGTGCAGTAAAGGTAAATAATGATGAAGTATGGAATGACTTTGTAAAGACAGGAAAAGTAAAAGGATTTAGTATTGAAGGGTATTTTGCTGATAGAATGGAAAGACCTAAAGATAAAGATTTACAAGAAGAATTAAAAGCAATAGAAGAAGCAGAAGCAGAATATATGTTATCTGAAATTAAGGCAATTATTAAAAACGATAAAAGACTTAAAAAAGGTAAACGTACAGAAATGGAGAGTTTTTCTGACTATCCACAATCTGTAAGTAACAACGCTAAAAGAGGTATTGAATTAAATAAAAAGGTAAATAATAAATGTGCTACACAAGTTGGTAAAGTAAGAGCGCAACAATTAGCAGACAGAAAGCCTATAAGTATGGAAACTATTAAAAGGATGTTTTCATATTTAAGTAGAGCAGAGGAATATTATAAGACAGGAGATACAGAAGCCTGTGGTTATATCTCTTATTTGTTATGGGGTGGTAAATCGGCAAAAAGTTGGGCAGAAAGCAAAATCAAACAGAATGAAAAAAAGTAATAACAGCACACCAAGTAGAACAAGTCCAATAGCAAGTAAAAGAGGTTGTTTATGTAAGAATGGTAAATACTCTAAAAAGTGTTGTGATGGTAGCTTACAAGCACAGGGAATAGGTAAAACATCTACTACTGTATAACGAAAATACAAATTAATTTTTTTAATACTATATAATTATATGAAACCAAGTGAAATGTTAAATCAAGTTAAAACACTTTTAGGAGTAGAAGTAAAACTTGAACAAATGAAATTAGAGAACGGAACTGTTTTAGAAGCAGATAAGTTTGAAGCAGGAAACGAAATATTTATCGTTACAGAAGATGAGAAAGTAGCTTTACCTGTTGGAGAATATATTTTAGAAGATGGTACTGCTTTAGTAATTGAAGAAGAAGGTATCATTAAAGAAATGAAATCTGAAAACGAAGCAGAAGAAGAAGAGGTAGCAGAAGAAGAAGTAGAAGCAAAAGAAGAAGAAAAAGAAGAAATGGGTTACGCTACTAAAGAAGAACTTGCAGAGGTTAAATCAATGATTGAGGATATCAAAGCAATGTTGGAGCCTAAAAAAGAAATGAGCGAAGAGCCTAAAGAAGAGGTAAAAGAGGAATTAAAAGAAGAGGTAAAAGAGGAAGTAGAACTTTCTGAAGTTGCTCCTGAAGTTACTGCTGAAATTCCTGAAGAAGTAAAACAAGAATTATCTGAACCTGCTGCTGAACCAATTAATACAAACGCAGAAGTTTCTAAAACAGAAGTAAAATTTAATATAGCATCAAAAAGAAAGATGTCTACATTAGATAGAGTATTTAATAAAATAAACAAACTTTAATCAAATTATAAATTAAATAAAAATGAGTGTATCTTTAACAACTACTTATGCAGGTGAATTTTCAGGGAAGTATATCGCTGCTGCATTATTATCTGCATCAACTTTAGAAAGTGGTGCAATCTCTATTTTACCAAACGTAAAATTTAAAAGTGTTATTCAAAAAGGAGCAACTGATGATATCGTAAAAGATGCATCTTGTGATTTCGTTAGTAACCAAGGAACTTTAACTTTAACAGAGGCTGTATTACAACCTGATGAATTCCAAGTTAATTTAGAACTATGTAAGAAAGATTTGCATAACTCTTGGGAAGCTGCACAAATGGGTTATTCTGCTCACGATAATTTAGCACCATCTTTCGCTGATTTCGTAATCGGACACGTAGCTGCAAAAGTAGCTGATAGAACAGAGAAAAACATTTGGTCAGGTGTTGGAGCTAATAGCGGACAGTTTGATGGTTTTGCTGCAAAATTAGGTGCTGATGCTGATGTAATTGATGTAACTGCAGGAACTGTAACTGCTGCTAACGTAATCGCTGAATTAGGTAAGATAGTAGATGCTATCCCTACATCTGTTTATGGACAAGAAGATTTAACTTTATACGTTTCTTCTAACATCGCAAGAGCATACATTAGAGCATTAGGAGGATTTGCTGCAACTATCGGAGCAAATGGTTCTGACAACAAAGGAACTCAATGGTATAACGGTGGTGAATTATCTTTTGATGGTATTAACATCTTTGTAGCTAAAGGATTAGCTGACAACACAGCAGTAGCTGCTCAAAAATCTAACTTATATTTCGGTACAGGTGTTTTAAATGACCAAAACGAAGTGAAAGTAATTGATATGTCAGATATTGATGGTTCTCAAAATGTAAGAATTATAATGAGATTTACTGCAGGAGTACAACACGTATTCGGTGGAGATATCGTATTATATTCATAACCATTAGTAGTAAATTAATTAATAATCATTTAAAAGGGTGGGTAAAATAACCTACCCTTTTTTATTTAAAACAATATAAAAATATGGCTTGTTCATTAACAACAGGTAGAAAAGTACCTTGTAAATCGGCAGTAGGTGGTATTAAAACTATTTACTTTGCTGATTATGGAACTTTAGGAGATGCTACTATAGTATCAGGAGAAATTACTGCATTAGCAGGTACTCCATCTTGGTTCCAATTTGATGTAAAAGGTAGTTCTGCTTTAGAAACTGCTATTAACTCATCAAGAGAAAATGGTACAACTTTCTATGAAAGTACATTAACTATGTCTTTAACTTTTCAAGACAAAGCAACACAAGAAGAATTAAAATTAATTGCACACGCAAGACCTCACGTAGCTATTGAAGATTATAATGGGAACTATTTCTTATTAGGATTGGAACACGGAGCAGAGGTAACAGGTGGTTCTATTTCAACAGGAGCAGCAATGGGAGATTTAAGTGGTTACTCTTTAACAGTAGTAGCACAAGAAACTGCACCTCCTTATTTTGCTGTAGGTTCTGTTATTACTGATGATGCATCAGGTACTCAAATAGACCCAACTGCATAATTATTATTTCTATTTTTTTTAAAAGGGGTATCTTAACGGATACCTTTTTTTTGTTTATGTTATTAATACACACAAAAAATACTTTTTATTACTATATATAAATATGAAAGTATTAAGTACAAGCACAGAAGAACAAACATTAAAGATAATACCAAGACAATATGTTGCATCTGTTACTTTAAAATTAAGAGATGACAGTACAAACGAGGTTACTACAGCAAATGTAAATACTACTACTGATAAAGATTATTTAAGTTTATCTTATGCTTTCAATTTAAAAGAAGGTAGGTATTATGATTTAAGTTTATTAAATGGTACAGAGGTTATCTATTTAGATAAAATATTTTGTACAGACCAAACCATTAACCAAGATACAAACAGTTATTATTCTGTAAATAAAGATGAATACGATAGTAAAGCAGGAAATAACGATTATATAGTATTATAATATGAATGATTTAAGAGTTTTAAATTTATCGACTTATACAAGTCCTGAAATAAAAGAAACGAAAACAGATAATTTTGTATCTTATGGAGAGGACAATAATTACTTTCAGTTTCTAATTGACAGATATAATGGTTCTGCTACAAACAATGCTATTATAAACGGAATGTCTGAAATGATTTTCGGAAAAGGTTTAGATGCAACAGATAGCAATAGAAAGCCTGAAGCATATGCTAAAATGGTTTCTTTATTCCACGATGACTGTGTAAGAAAATTATCTTCTGATTTAAAATTAATGGGTAACTGTGCGATGCAAGTTATTTATTCTAAAGATAGAAAAAGTATTGCAAGAGTAGAACATATTCCTGTACAAACATTAAGAGCGGAAAAGTGTAACGAAAAAGGGGAGATAGAAGCATATTATATGCATCCTGATTGGGCAAACTATAAAAAGAATGATACCTTAAAAAGAATTGAGGCTTTTGGTTATGGTAACGAACCAATACAAATATATTATGTAAAGCCATATAAAGCAGGTTTTAAATATTATTCTCCTGTAGATTATCAAGGTGGATTGCAATATGCAGAGTTAGAAGAAGAAATATCTAACTATCACTTAAATAATATTATGAATGGATTAGCACCAAGTATGCTAATTAATTTTAATAATGGTACTCCTGACCCTGAACAAAGACAATTAATAGAAAATAGAATATATCAAAAGTTTAGTGGTAGTTCTAATAGTGGTAAGTTTATTTTATCATTTAATGATGATGCAAATACAGCTGCGAGTATAGAGCCAATACAGTTAAGTGATGCACATAACCAATATCAGTTTTTATCTGATGAGAGTATGCGTAAAATAATGGTAGCACATAGGGTAGTATCTCCTATGTTATTAGGTGTAAAAGATAGTAGTGGTTTAGGTAATAATGCTGATGAGTTAAAAACCGCTTCTTTATTAATGGATAACACAGTTATTAGACCATTTCAGACACTTTTAATAAATGCCTTTGATGATATATTAGCTTACAATGATATTAGCTTAAATCTATACTTTAAGACCTTACAGCCTTTAGAATTTAAAGATTTAGATAATGTAGTAGATGAGGAAACAAGAGAAGAAGAAACAGGGGTTAAATTATCTTTATCTAAAGATGGTGAAGTAGTAGGTAAAGAACTTATCGATTTAGCAGATGATGATATGGATGGTTGGGAGTTAATAGATGAAATGGATGTAGATTATGAAAAAGAAGAAGAATTAGATAAGGAAATACAAAAGTTAAATAGTCATAAAAAATCTTTACTTTCAAAGGTTTATAATTTTGTAAGAAGCGGAACTGCAAAACCAAACAGAAAAAGTGAGCAAGACAAAGAAATAAATGGTGTTAAATATAAAGTAAGATACAGATATTCTCCTTTAAAAGCCTCTGAAGATACAAGACCTTTTTGTAGAAATATGATTAGAGTAAATAAGCTGTACAGAAAAGAGGATATTATAGCTATGGAAAAACAGCCTGTAAATAAAGGTTGGGGTCCTAATGGTGCAGATACTTACTCAATTTGGTTGTATAAAGGTGGTGGAAATTGTCATCACAAATGGAGGCGAGAAACATATCAATTCAAAGGAGAAGGTAGTGCGAGTATAGGTAGAAGCGATAAGGTAAGCACAGGTAAGGCTGAAAAAGAGGGGTACAGAGTTAGAAATCCTAAAGAAGTAGCTATGAAGCCGAAAGATATGGATGATAAAGGATTTTTACCAACTAACAAAAGATTTAACTAATGGCAACAGCATTATTTATAAATAGAACAGATTTAGTAAAGAACAGTATTCTTGATGGTAATACTGATACAGATAAGTTTATACAATTTATTAAAGTAGCACAGCAAATCAATATCCAAAACTATTTAGGTACTGATTTATACAATAAGATTAGTGCAGATATATTAGCAGGTACATTAACAGGAAACTATT